TGGCGGAACACGGTGGGTGAAGTCGGTCTGAAGATCAGCTTGGGTAAGAACTTTATAAGTTCGAACTTTTGCATGATCAATTCACAGATCTACTTTCGCGATGCAATGGGTGTCATGCAGCGGAAGGGGTATCTTAATCTGAAGATTGTCACTGGGCACTGTCTCAAGTCAGGCAACTCGGTCCACGCTAGCGTGGTTACCGGGAATTCCGACAGGGACGGGGACCAGGAGTCAACTCCGATTCAGATCGCGGCTGCCTTGGGAAGAATGGTGGAATTAACTCCGTGGACGGCCTGTGCCATCCCGGAGACCTTCAAGCGCTGGGGAAAGTCCTATACGGGCAATTTCCAGCCAAATTGGTTTCTACCTGTTCATCTCGGCGGCTACGGTCTTGACATCAAGTTTTCCCAGGATGACCTGCGGATTACTCGAGATCAGAGAAAGATGGCGGCCAGGTTCGTGGCCGACCCCCTCACGTCGCTTTTCCGTGTTCGTGGTCTCAATGTGCCTAGCAAGTTCGTGCCGGGTGCATTGCTCAATCCGCGTGTGGTGTACGGTTCTTATGTTCCCGAGTCGTTCGAAAGTTTCGAGGCAGACGAGGGCTGGCTTAATAAGCTGGCCTACGCCGCCCAAGCAGCACGGACCGCCTTCGTCAATGACGAGGTAGTCATGTCGCGCTTACTTAAGACCTTCAAACGAACGGACCGGATCGCAGCTAAAGACGGCAAACGCCTGTCACAGCAGCTTTCTGGTCACAAACTCATTGAACACTGGACCGCACGGTTCATCGCCACGCAGACAGTCCAGGCCCCGAACTGGGCCCCACCGCACGTGCCGCAAAAGCGTTATCAACCCCTGAAAAGGGTCGACCATGCCTCGCAGCTGCGCACAGCGTTGGACGTATTCCTCCCCAACTCCAACCAGGCGGTTGACGGTCCCTCGAAGGACCCGTCCCGCGTGTCTCTCTAAACAAGTCAGCCAGCCGGCGGCAAGCCGGCATTGGGTTCATGCGTTTGAAGGTCCAAAACGGTGTTCCAGTGCGGTCAATTCTAGTCAACTTGATTCGTGTCGGGACTTAATAGTTCCGTACGAAACAAATCGTCAAGAGACTGCACGGCACCCCGCTCGTTCCTCCGTCGTCGCACACAGATCAGCTCGTTAACCAACTGAGGTTATTTCAGGCGTAGCCTGAGAGTTGATTCATTCAGTACACTGGTGGGTAAAACGAATTGTGATTAGGAAATTTAAAGCGCTCAGTTGCGCTCCCTTCATCACTCTGAAATTCGTAAAACTTATAGTGCACAAAGAACTGGATGTGTGTCGCGACACCGTCGAGAAACAGCGTAACGCATGGATGTACAGTCCGCCTCGGTTCTGGCGGATCCAATACAAGAACCAAATGACTCGTAAGACAAAAGCCAACAAGAAGAGCCCTGCGCCCAAAATGGGTAAGCAGGCGAAGGGGGGCGCTGGCCAGCCGAAAGGCCGGCGCTCGCGTAAGGGTAAGGGTAAGGCAGGTGGCCGGATGAAGTTCCAGGGTCATCCCATGTTTGGGACGTATGCCCACCAGTCCAACGTCGAATCGATGCCTGTCGCTTTTGAT